AACTTGCATACGCTTAAGAGCATCGTCTGAGAATGATTCTACAGTGATACCCAAGTTGTTTACACCTTGTAGGTTGTTCCATGCGAATGTCGCACCAGCCATTGGTGTCATCAGACCTGCTGATGCTGGTGAGTGTACCAACAATGCAGCTTTACCGCCGATGAATGCATTTGATTCTGCAACACCTTCTACAGATGTGTTCTTAACCGCTTCCATGACGTAGAAGTTTTCTACTTCAAAGATTTCAGCCAACTTAGCGTTAGTGATAAGCGCAGTGTTTGTTACTGTCGCACCACCGTTTAGACGTGCTAGGATGTCTGGGTGGTTGATCAAGATATCACGTACTTCTTTACCAACAACCATTGTGTTTGGCTTGAAGCCGCCTGAAGCTAGTTGCATTGAGCGACGAGCAGTTGTTACATCAACGATTGGTGTTGAGTTTGTGTAGTCAGACCACTGTGTGACTTCTGCTGCTGTGTCGTTATCTGCGTTAGCAACACCTGTGTATTCTGTACCCCAGATACCTGTGGCAAAGAAGTTAGTTGCGAACTGCTCTTCACGATGGATCAACAGACGGTTAGTTAGTGTCTGCGCACCTGCTGCACGAATGTCTAGTGCTGCATCTTCGTTAGCAAGAGTTTGCTGATCGAAGTCCATGCCTAGTCCGTAGACATCTGCATAGAATGAAGAGTTTGATAGTGACATACCGATGCGGTTGACTTCTGTGCGAGGCGCAAGAGCCTTCACGTCACCTGTACGGTTCATGTTGTCACGGTCATAGATGTAGTATTTGTCAGACTGTTTGTCTACGCCTACTGTTGGGAAAACCTTATCAGCGATAAAGTTAGCTTGATCTTGTACATGAGCGATTGTGAGGTTAGTCAACGGCTGATCGATATGTACCGAATTTGGTGTTAGCAATGGCATTTTCTATATCCTTCCTATTGCTGGTTACGCCGAAGCGTTGCCGCCTTGGATTAGTTCGATAGCGATGATCTGACCGTCAACACCTGCTTCTGTTGCGTAACCCATTACGATGTTACCTGTAGAAGCAGTTACTGCATCACCTGAATCGTCTGTTGCAACAGCAGCACCAGCAGCGATTGTATCGCCAGCAGTTACCATTACTTTACCAGACATAACAACAGTTGCAGCTTCAGCAGCGGCTGGATCGTTAATCAAAACTCCAACGCAGTTTTCGCCAGCAGAATCAGCTAGGTCTACTTCACCATCTGATTCTAGTGTTACGAATTTAAATTGTGCCGACGATAGGTCTTCGCCAGCAATGAATGTCCGTGTGTCACGGGATTGCATTACAGCCATAATTATTCCCCTTTATAGCTTTTGTTGATTAGGGCTTTACCTTCGTCGGTTTTAGCTACGGCAGCATATGCTTTGGCGTAGTCACCCTTTTTCATCTTGTTCTCTTCCATGTAGGCTTTGACAAGAGATTCCATTTTGTCATGTGCAGTTGCGAACTCGCCATCTGCATCTGACTTTCCTACCTCTTCCATGCTTTCTGCGAATGTCGCATCGGCAGCTTTCAAGGCTTCCATTACAGCTTCTACTTCACCAAACTCTGCAACCAAAGACTTAGCAACGTCTTCTGCAAAATGTGGTAGAGCAGTTGTTGCACGTTTAGTTAATTCGGCATCAGCTTTAGCTAGTTCAGCTTCTTCTAGTGCTTTTAGAATAACCGCAGGTACATCTGCTTTGTTGATTTGTTCCCCTTCGTACTCAATGTACTCTGGTTCAACTTTCTTTTCGATTGAATCAGACTTAATAATAAAGCCATTCTCAATAAGAGCCTTACGAAGGTCTTCGTTCTGAATTTTAAGAGCATCGTTCTCAGCTTTAACAATATCAAGCTCGTCGATTTCTACTTCTTCAGACTTTTTCATTTCTGCTTCGTAAGCCTTCATAGCTTCATCTTCAGTCATGCCTTTGTCCATATAAGGCTTTAGCTTTGCCTTTAGGTCGTCTGACATTTTATCTACTTCTTGTTCCATGTTATCTCCATTGGAATCATCACGCTTGAACAAGGAGACCATTGCCTGTGCATTGGCAGGACGATCCACTAAGGATAGTTCATCCAGTTCAAGCTGTTTCAAAAGGTTAGGCATCATAGTCCTCCTTGATTGCACGACCCCCAATAGAGAAGGCCGCTAACTCACCAGATTTGACCTTGGCCCAAACGTCATCGTTATATACTTTAAACGCTACGATCCAACCTTCACGGTCACTCTGTATGCCAAGGGATTCACCAATCTCTTTGGTGACTGGCATGGAGTGGATAACCGCCCCAATCTGATCCCCTTTGTGCATCTCTTTACCTACACGAACATGCTCCATAAACTTGTTTACAGCACGTACTAATGTGTCAGGTTCTATTACATCGCCTTGGCGGTCAACTACTGCTTCACCCTTTTCGGTTACTACAGAGGCCCAACCATAGACCATGCGTTGTTCTTCGTCAGCTTTAAGGATTTGACCCTCGACTGATTTTGTTAGTTCAGACACGCTAGTGCCTCCTTCCCACATACGACAAGACCAATAACCTGCTGTTGTCTTGTCTTTCTTGGTATCACACGAATGACGACTACGGAAGTTAGCTCTTGCTTTAGGGTCATCCCTACGGATTTCCATGTTAGGATCACCAAAGGTAACTCGTTTTACTTTGTCGCCATCTTGCACGAACACTTCAAACTTTTTGTTGCCACCTTGAATACGGCGAGGCTTGTTTAAAGTTACTTTTTCGCCTTGGTATTCAGCCTTGGCAAATTCTTCTTTCATAATCTCTTGTACAATGACCCTGAGAGCCTCTAAGCGATCCACTGAGTGGCCTTCTTCCTCTTCTGGGTACTCTTCCCCTGCAAGCTCTGCATTGCGTTCTGCTAGGTCTTCATAATAGTCTAAATACTCGTCGTGATTAATAGCTGGCATATAGACTGCCTGACCATTATACTCATGTACGTGAATTGTACCACCTAATCCCATATCCATAGAACGACTACGTGCTTCCATCTCTGTCGTGAAGACATCATTGGCATATTGTGCCTTCAGCATCTTCTTCTTAGACGAGGAGGGATGAGATGAGGGTAAAAGGTCTTTATCGTGATTAGCCGCTTTAGAACCACTTACAATACGTAGGAAGCTGTTAACACGAGCCATAGCCCACTGTTCAGGTGACTTCACATTAGGACGAACACTAGCAGGATTTGTACGGTAGGCACCTACACCACGATCATAGACAGCCTCTAGCATACGCATAGTAACTTTATGCTTAGACTTCTTGTTGTGGGCTTCCATCTTGTTCTTTAGTGCTGTCTTAGGCATCTAGATAACCTTTGCTAAGTAACCTTTAAATACGCCATATACAACGGCATTATTTGTTGAAGTTTCTGTGGTAATGCGAACATCAGCATTCTTAGGAATAATAACTGCAGGGTCTAGTTCAATCTGCCAAGGTCCACCAGATGAAGCTGATACAGCAGCAACCTGACGGAAGACTTTACCTGCCTCTCTAATCTCTAAGTAGAAATCAGCAGAGGCGTTTTTCTTAATGGAAATTGATCCAAACCCACCAGTGAGAATATAGTAGTCTTTATCACTAAATGTTGTTGCGGATTTAAATGACGACTGTAATCCTGCAGGAATGTCAATGTGTATCTTGGAGCTATCAGTTGGTATGCCACCTGAGATAGCTGTATCTTCGTATACGACAACTCGACCTTGTAGTTCTGTACTATCGTTATTGTATATCTGAGATACACGAGCTACAGGTACGTTAAGAGCTACTTTATTCTGACCATCAAGAGTTACTGCCTGTGTCAAGAAACTAAACTTACTGTCTACACCTGTGCCTTCTACAGTGTGACACTCAATCATAATCTCTTGATTGTCTGAGGGAGAAGAGGAAGAGATATGAGTAATAGTATCAGCAGGGACGTAAGTCTCATGACCACCAACAGTCCATACAGTTTCTAAGGTATCTACAGATAACTGCCCTGACTTACCAAACTTGATTAGAGACTTGGCTTTTTTATCAACAGAAACTTGTTCACCAAAGGTACGATATATCTCACGTTCAGCTTGTACAAGTCGTCCATCAGGGACTTCATATGCACGTCTTTGCCAACCACCAAACATATCTTCGATTTCCTTGATTTCTTTAAGTGTTGTGTTGAGTGGGTCGTAGGTTTTACCAAGTACTGGACGACCAGTTGTAATATTGTAGGCCGTGAAGTCATTGAGTTTAAGTTCAGGTGAACCTAAGACTGGTGCGCCAGTAATAAAGGACGGAGCTTCTACTGTCTCTTCTTCGTCCATATTCGCAACAGGAACAGACGGGATACCTGTGACGAAACTTATCGGGTCTAAATCGTGGTCTTGTGTCAGAGCTACTTGAGCTACATTTACAACACCAGTTATAATACTATCAAGAACTAGATTATGATCTTGTTCAATAGTTGTTGTCTGTAGTACAGGATTGCCTGTAAGAACAACATCACCAGATAACTGATGGCTCTGAGTAATTGCCGTTGTTTGTATAACGACAGAACCAGTGGTAATACTGTCAAGAACTAAGTTGTGGTCTTGAGCTATTGCTGTTGTCTGTAAAACTGGGTTTCCAGTTACCAGATTATCAGCTAATAAAGTGTGTCCCTGATCTATCGTTGTGGTCTGTACAACAGGATTACCCGTGACAGTATCAACTGCAGTGACAAAATTATCATTTATGATTATCTCACTTGCTTCTGTTAGAAGTGAGTAACCACTCTCTTGTAGTATCCTGTTAAAGTCAGGAACATTCAGGGCCAGATTATCACTGGCTTCTGTAAGTATTAAATCATTATTTTCCTGTAATACCCTGCGTGTCATGGGACATGACCTTTATTATGCAGGGTCAGGAATACCGATAGTAAATGACCCTAGAGTAAATGTGTTACCAGTTGAGACAACTTGGCTTTCTGTAAGTTCACCAGTTGCTAACAATCGAGAGTTTACTGTATCAACAATAGCATAGTGTGTTGTTGTACCATCCCCTGTGATTGAACCATCAGATATAGCTGCTACGACAACCTCTCGTCCACCACCTGCACGATCAGAGGGGGAAGCAATAGAAAGGCTTGTTGAGTTGCCTAAACTATAAGTTGCAGTTGCCTCTGTATAAGTTGTTGCTTCTTGAGATGTTAGATCAATACGGTTAGCTTCAGTGTCGAGGACAGACAAGCCATTATCAAATACTCTATCATTCAGCGTTGCCATCTTCTTCCTCTTGTTCTACTTCTTCTTTTTGTTCATATCTTAGTTCAGCAATATCCATCAAATCTTGGATAACCTCTGGATGGTCGCTTACATTAATATCTGCACCATTCAAGTTTCTCAAGAAGGCTGCAATCTCACGTAGATCGTGTGGAGCAACATCACCAGCAACTACTGTTGGCATGAGATCATAGTTCAGACCGTTCAACTCCCATAGGCGTTCTACAAGTTGTTTGTTGAGAACATCGACTATGGCTTGGATGTAACTCTCAAGCGCACGAAGGAACAGGTCTGTCTTAGACTTGGATAGTGCATAGGAACCAGTGTTGCCGCCACCAAGCATAAGAAACTCTGAAAGGACAGAACGAGCAATGTCATGTTGGTAACGCTTAACAATAGGATCAATCTCAATATTACGTTTACCGTTAGATGCCATTAGCTCAACATCTACGAGCCTATTGGAGGTAGGACTTCCGTCTTTATCTGGGTAGGTGTCTGAGGGCAGGATAATATATCCTTGCTCGTTAAACTTAACATCTCTGAGTATCTGCTGCAGGTTTCCGACAAACCCAGACTGTGCGGAAGTAGCATCAGGACTGAGGTACTCAGAAGGAATACGAGCCACAGGAATACCTGCAAGTTCACGTTCAACAGCGATAGCTTCGATGCTCTGTAGATTGTTAAGGTATTCGTAAGAAGTATACGCATTCCGTAATATAGAACGACCAGAAGGATCGTTGTTAATAGCTGTAGTGCGATAATATAGAGACTTACGAGTAGGAATGTAGCTAGTATTGTTAAACCCTGACCCTTCTTGGTGAACACCTAAGACATCACCAGTCTTCTGGTCTACATCAAACTTAGAAATAGTCCAAGGCGCACGAGAGGCAATCTTACGTACACCAATACGTCCATCGGTAAACTTAGACCGTGACTTGTCTGAACGACTGGTTGGGCTACCTCTACGCTTATATACCACCTCAAACCAAGCAAAGCCATATGTCAGGGACGACAAAGCCTCTGAGATGTGATCATCTAGAGTGTGATCCATATCCTCAAAGATAGTCTTTACAAAGTCAGCTTCACGTTGTGCTGCAGGGGTATCGTTAGCTGGCATAACCTTAATGTCTACGTCACGTAGTACCTGTTCTGTCGCATACATAACAGCACCAATAGTACTGTCGTTGTCACGCATCTCACGATACTTACGGATAGCTCTCTTGCCACGAAGTTCTGGTAGAAACTCATCTGCACGGATTTGACCGTTATGTGTATTGTCACCTGCAATCCCTAGAATCTGGGTTGCTTCCGTTTCTGAAAGTTTCTTTGCCATCTTATTAAATTAAACCCTTGGCACTGGAGTACGCTAGTTTTAGTTGTGGTTTTGCGTATCCGTTAAGTGAGAGGTCGGTTAAAGCCCAAACTAAAGCATCAAGACGGTCTGGTGAGCCTATCGACCCTAAAGGTTCCCACTGTACCATCTGATCTTCTAAATCATTTAATCCCCGCACATGCTTTACTTTACTTTGTTCGTATAGTGCAGATACAGGTTCAGCCCGAGCCATCTTCCCTCTAGAAGCATGGACGAGCTTTACAGGAACTGTTTCATCCTCTGTGTGCAGTGTATGGCGTACCATATCACCACCTTGGTTACGTTCAGCTACAATACGATCAGCCATGTGATCTCTATATAACTGTATAGCTTTGGATGCCCATTGTTGTGGTGTATAGCGACCAGTATGGTCTTCTAGCACATAGGCTGTTCCATTTACGTCAATTCCTGCTACGACAATACCTGTCATGTCTGATTCTGCATTAGCAGTGACAGCAGGGTCGATGGAAATAACGATACGACTAAGCTGTGGTACTTCTTCTTTCTCAATCTCGCATTTAGCTAGAAGAGTTCTGTTCCATAAAG